AAGGATAAATTAATTATTTTAGACAACGCCAGTTCGCATAGAAACGAACGCATAAAAGAATTAATTAGTAAGCATAATAATATCTTATATGCCGTGCCTTATCAACACTTTACAAATAGCATTGAGAATTATTTTAGTATGCTAAAATCACGCTTACAAAAGATAGACGGATTAACACATACAAAACTAAAAGAAAATATTAGCAAAGTTCTCCGTGAAATACCAAAAAAGAAATATACTAATATATTTAAGGGTGCTTATAAAAGAGATACAACATATGTAAAGAAAACCTCACGAATGAGACGGAAACTTAAAAATTATAAGGTCTAAAAATCGGCGTTTTAAATGTGCAAAGGTGTAAAAGAAAATCCAGATAAAATTAATTTTGCTCAATTATGTGATAATTCTAATGCTATTAGTATTATTAAACAATATAAAAAAGAAATATGGGATTACGAGAAAATGCTTTTAAATCGTAATAAAAATGCTATTAATTTATTAGAAAAAAATCCTAATTATATTATTTGGAGTGAATTATCAAAAAATATAAATGCAATTAGTTTATTAGAAAAAAATCAAGATAAAATCAATTGGTATAATTTATCAAATAATAAAAATGCAATAAAATTATTAGAAAAAAATTTAGATAAAATAAATTGGTTTATATTATCAATGAATATAAATGCTATAAATTTACTTGAAAATAATTTAGATAAAATTGATTGGCAGTTGTTATGTTTTAATAAAAATGCTATTAAAATTATTGAAAATAATTTAGATAAAATAAATTGGGATGAATTATCAACGAATATAAATGCTATTCATATTCTTGAAAATAATGTAGATAAAATTAATTGGAATTATTTATCTTTAAATCCTTCAATATTTGAAGATGAACCTATGCCATTATAAAAATGATATCTTATATTATTATTTTATAAATGTCTTCTGCTGTAAAACGTTTTAATGTTGTTAAAATCATCCTAAACAAATCTATATTTGATGAAAATATTATACATATGATCTTAAAATATTATTGGGATATTTTAGATTTGTTAATTTCTTTTAAGGTAGACATATTTAATATTTAATATTAAAATTTTTATTTATTTAATATTAAAATTTTTATTTATTTAATATTAAAATTTTTATTTATTTAATATTAAAATTTTTATTTATTTAATATAAAAGGAAATAAAGATGAATCAATTTGGTCTTCTAATATTTTGAAATATTTAGGATATTCAGATCTCATATACTCTAAATGAATTTTTTTATTTTTTTTCATAGTTTCTATATAATTGAATGCTTCATAATATTTTAATATTTCTTTTTTATAATGAGTAAAAAAATCTTTATATATTTCTTCTATTTCATAATCATCTTTATCTGTAAGTTTCAGATAATTTATAAATATATCTTTTTTTTCTGTGTCTTCTATTATTTTTTCTATATTAATTTTTTCATCAACTGATGGAAGTTTATTTTTATATATTTTAAATAGTTCTTTCAATAGTATATTTGTTGGTTTAAATTTATTCATATATCTTTTTGTATATTTTCTTATATTTTTATCATTATTAAAATTTTCCATATCTTTATCACTTTTAAATAATGATCTATTATTAGCAGTAATTCTATTATTTAAATGATTTTTATATTTTTTGAAATGAGTTATATGATTTAATCTATCATATTTAATTTTTCTTTTTTGTTCATTAATTTTTCTTTTATGTTCATCTGTTAAAACTAAATTTTTAATTGAATTAACTATATCACTATTTAAATCATGTAGTTTAAAAACACCTCCTTTTTTTTTAAGTTCATTTTTATTTTTAAGTTCATTTTTATTTTTAAGTTCATTTTTATTTTTAAGTTTATCTTTTTGTTGTTTTTTATTTTTTAATTTATTATCCATTTTAATTATAATAAATATAATAAATTATTTGTTCATTTATATTTGATGATATTTGATGTTATATTTTTTATATTTTGTATTTTTTATTAATAGCTTTAAATGAAGCATAACTAATAGTGTGCATTGAAGAATAATGTTGTGGTGCAATTTCATAACCATATTTATCAAATGTTGTTGTATCTGTATCCATATATATGTTCATTTTTTGTTTTGAACTTTTTGTTTTAGAAATATAAACAGTATCTTTTACTATATGTTCTTTATATGGTGTTTCTTCTCTTTTTTCTTTTTGAAGTTTATTAGTTTTTTTAAATATGTTTTTACCTCCACTGGTTTTAGGCATATATATATTTATATCTTGAATTAATTTATTTTTATCTAAACTTAATATATATTCAACTTTTGCATTAAAATATTCTTTTATAGTATCAAGTAATATTAAAAGTTCTTTATATTCTTCTGTATCTTTTCCTATATCTAAAATATTATTAATTAGATATTTATATTGATCTATAATTGTATCTATAATTTTATTAGATTTAAATTTTTTGATTAAACTATAGAATAATATAATAATTGAAGTTATATCTTGTTTATTATTTGTATAAATTTCATTAGTATTTATAATTGTATTAATGTCTTTTTCAAATCTTTCATTTAATACACTGGTTTTTTTTATATCTTCCAATGTTATAGTTTGTACTCCAAGACCATTAAATATACCAGTTGTTTTAAACCAAACTTTTTTAACTTTAAAATTTGTTGTCATTAAATAACTGAGATTATTAATTAAATCAAAATTATTACATAAAATATCTATCATTAAGAAATTAAAATCATATTTATAATCAGGTCTTGTTATAATAGGTGATAATGTATTATCATATTTCCAACCTGTAAATATTTCACCATTATTAAAATCAATTAAATTATATTTAATAATATTATCTTCTAAAAAATAATAATATATATTATTAATAATTAATTGATGAATAGTATATTTAAGATTTAAAAATTTATTTTTAATTTTAGCAGTTTCTTCTAATATATTACAAATTAAATATTTATTATCGGATGTTTTATAAACATTATTTCTAAATATACTAACATCATATACTGGATATGAAATTATTTTTAGATAATCATTAATAGTATAATTTTTAATTTTAAATGGATAAGATGTTAATTTATATTTTGTATTATTTGAATCAATTCTATTTATTAAATTATTAATATAATCAGAATCTGGTATTTCAAGATCACATATTACAAAATTAAAATTATTATAATTAAATAGATTATTTTCTAATATTCTGGTCCCTGGTAATAATAATAATTGTTGTAATCCATCATTAAAATTAATATATTTAATATTATTTTTATTAATTCTAAATACATATATATGTGGATTTGCATTTCTACGAGAATAATCTATTGCAACATTAATATTAAAAGAAGTAGATAAAAATGATGTTAATAAATCAGAATTTAATTTTCCAGAAGTTCCATGAAATACAAATAATGATTTTTTATAATCAACATTTAATGAAGCAAATTTTACAAATTCAAACATATCAATTAATCTTTTTTTAATAGATTGAGATAAGGTAATATTAGGATCTATAATAAAATTAGATAATTCTATATTTAAATCTTTACTAAATGGGTAAATTCCAGTATTTTTATAAGCATTTTCAATGTTTTTCAAAGATTTTTCTAATATATTATAATTTTGATAACTATTTAATTTATGTAAATATGTAATTTTATCTATAGTACTATGACATAGTGTTCCTGAAAAATTATTTGATATAATTTTTTTATTTATATACATTTTATTAAATACTGTATTATTAAATAATACAGATGTAAGATCTTGATATTCTCTTTCATTTATATTAGGTATTAATGAAGATATTTGATTAAAATATTTTATAGAGTCGTTGTCTGTGATTTCTATATTGGATATAAAATCTTCAGCAAAAACAGTTAAAAATGCTGTAATATAATTAAGTTTATTATTAACATTAGTTGTATCATTAAATGTATGTGCAAAGTATTTTGGAAGTGTTTTATTATCTTTTTGAATCATTATCATTATTTCTGATAAGTCTGTATTTTTATTAATTATATATTTATCAAATGGTGCAAACGTATATTTATTTTGTTTTAAATATTGTTTGAATACATATATTCTATTAAATATTGAATTTTTTAATATAATTTTTTTATCTTCAATATAAAACGGATTTAAATATTCATTATATATATCATTATATATCAAATAATTTATAAAATTAACTGATAATATATTTTCTTTTATAGAAATATCATTATTTAATGATTTTAAATCATTTAAAAAAATATCATCAAAACAACTAATTATATTAGTTGTTTCTATAAAACATAATTTAAATATGATTTCCATATGTTTATTTAAAGTAAAAATTTCAATTTTTGTTTGTTTTTCAATTTTTTTACAGGATTCAATATAAAGTTTAAAATAATCTAAATATTTTTTATCAAGTTCTGAATCATTAAATAATTTATTTAATTTATCATCAGAATAATTTAATTTAAGTTCTTTAAACTTATCATAAATTTCTAAATATTTATTTTTAATTGCTGGTGGTTCATCACATAATGTACTTATTTTTGCTACATTTGCAACATCTTTTATATTTCTGTCATAATAACATGAATATAAAATATATTTAGTAATAGAACTTTTATTTCCTATAGTTGAAGTTGATCTTGGATTTATAATTGGTTTTTTTGAAATAATTTGATTAATTACATACATGCATTCATCATCAGTTAAATCATTAAATTTTAGTTTTTGATCTGCGGTTTTTATAGTATCTTTTACATCTGAAAAATCAAGTGGAAGTGTTTTTTTTGCACCAGGTGGTGATTTTGAAGGTTTTTTAATTTTTGTAGAAGGTGGAGGTAATGGTGATGATGGACGTGATGATGGAGGGGATGGTGTTCCTGGAGGACCGTAGGATGATGAAGACGAAATTGATGATGATTGTTTTTTAATTTTTGCACCAGGTGGTGATTGTGGAGGTTTTTTAATTTTTGCACCAGGTGGTGATTGTGGAGGTTTTTTAATTTTTGCACCAGGTGGTGATTGTGGAGGTTTTTTTATTTTTGCACCAGGTGGTGATTGTGGAGGTTTTTTAATTTTTGCACCAGGTGGTGATTGTGGAGGTTTTTTTATTTTTGCACCAGGAGGCGAAATAGGATTAGAGTGTAGGAGGGATTGTGGATGTGGTGGTGGTATGAATATTGGTGGTGGTGGTGGTTTTTTTATTTTTGCACCTGGAGGTGATAGTATTTTTGCACCAGGTGGTGAAGGTAATGGTGATAATGGTGATAATGGTGATGATGGAGGTAATGATGATGATGAAGGTAATGGTGATGATGAATGTTTTTTAAAATTACTGGGTGGTGATAATGATCCAGATGATGCAGATGATGCAGGTGATAATTGTGGAGGTGTTTTATTACCAAATAAATTTCTGGGATCAATAACATCCGGTAATTTTTTCATTTTATATTTTTTATAACAGATTTTAAGTATTTTTTGTGTAATAGGGCTATGATATACAATTGGTAATTTTGATTTTGGATTGAAAATAGGTAATTTATTTTTAATATTATTATAAATAGTTTTACAGTCTTCTTTAGTTACATTTACATTTGTTTTCGAAACTAATAAATTATGTGATTTAGTTGATTTAAAATTAATAGGTTGAGACATTATTTAATTAATATTAATATAATAAATTATATAATCATATTTATAATAATTTTTTCATTATTAATTATAATATTACAATTTTTATTAAGAATAAATTTACGGTTATTTATTTTTCTAAAATCTTTTAAAGTTTTATAAGATACTTTAATATTTAATTTATTAAAAAATATTTTTGAAATTAATATATATTTTATAGTTTTTATTTCATCTTTTGTATATATACCATAATACATATTATTATCATATTTTAATTTATTTATTAAATTATCAACAGTTAATGTTATTATTGTATTTGATTCTTCTAATTTTTCTTTTAAAATGAAAAAAGCTTCAATCATATTAGTATTATTAATATTTTCTAATGCTGGTTTTATATTATCTCTAATTTTTCCTCTTATTGACCATTTAGGAGTACTATCTAATAAATAAGGAATATTATTATTGTTAGCATATGCTATAATTTCTTTTTTTTCTATATTTAACATAGGTCTCCATATATTTAAATTATTTATATTAGATAAAATTGACATTCCACATAAATTATTATAATTATTTTTATTACCAATATTACTTATTATATTTTCAAAACAATCATCTTTATTATGTCCCAATAAAACATATTTTGGATTTACAGAATTATACATATTAAATCTTATTTTTTTTGTTATATCTTCATATAAATCTCTCAATCCATTATTTAAACATTCATTTCTTGATATTTCATCAATAGTTCTATATATTAATTTAATTTTAAGATAATTACAATAATATTTAACAAAATCTAATTCATCTTTAGAAGTATTATTATTATTATAATTAATATGTATAGCTATTATATTTTTATGAAATTTATGTAATATATATAAAATTACCATACTATCAACACCTCCAGATAATGATACAACTATTAAATCATCTGTTTTTATTTTATTATATTCAATTTTTATTATTTTTTCAATATCTATTGTAGAATAATAAAATGTATTATTACTTAATATATTTTTATTTAAATCATTAAATTCTTTAATATTTAAATCATTATTATCATATATATTTATAATTTTATCTAATGTATTTTTTAAATATTTTTTACATGTAATTTTATCTATTCCAATTGAAATATTATATAACATAATAAATTTTTTTATAATATCTTTAATATTTTTATTTATATGTCTAAATGGTAAATAAATAAAACATAATTCATTAATAGTAAAATTATTATAATTTTTTAACACTTTTTCTGATATTATTGTAGCTTTTTTTGAATAAAAATCAATATCAAGAATATTATATATTCTACAATAATGTCTTGGTAATTGATCATATACAATAATTAATGCAATTAATTCAATTTTTGAATAATAATCATTATTATTATTTAATAATGAAATATATTTATCACATAAATATGTATCGAATTTTAAATTAGATGAAAACCAATATTTTTTATTTGAAAACCAATCATAATATAATTCTTTTAATAAACTATTCATATAACATATTAATATAATAATTTTTATATATTTTAATAATATATATTTGGCATTTCTTCATTTTTAAATATTCCAGGATTTTTTGAAAAATAATACCAATTTATTTTATCTTGATTTTTTTCTAATAAATTTATTGCTTTAAAATTTAAAGATAATTTATACCAATCTATTTTATCTAAATTTGTTTCTAATAAATTTATTGCATTTTCATTTTCTGATAATAAAATCCAATTTATTTTATCTTGATTTTTATATAATATATCAATAGCATTTTCATTAAAACATAAATTATTCCAATCAATTTTATCTAAATTTTTTTCTAATAAATTTATTGCATTTCTATTTAAACTTAATATTTTCCAATTAATTTTATCTTGATTTTTATATAATAAATTAATAGCATTTTCATTAAAACATAAATTAAATAATAAATATTTATCTTGATTTTTTTTTAATAAATTAATATTATTTGAATGTTTAACAAATTCATTCCAATCAATTTTATTTTTATTTTTTTTTAATAAATTTATTGCGTTTTTATTTTTAGATAAATTATTCCAATTTATTTTATCTTGATTTTTTTCTAAAATATTTATTGCATTTTTATTTAGTGATAATACATTCCAATTTATTTTATCTTGATTTTTTTCTAAAATATTTATTGCATTTTTATTTAGTGATAATACATTCCAATTTATTTTATCTTGATTTTTTTCTAATAAATCAATTCCATAAATATTTTTAGATAAACTATTCCAACATATTTTATCTTGATTATCTTTTAATAAATCATATGCATATATATTTTTTGATAAACTATTCCATTGTATTTTATTAATATTAATCCAATCTAATAAAACTTTTTTTTTATTATCTAATATATTCCAATAAAAACATAAAATTATATTTTTTACATTTTCATTAAATTTAAATTTAGAAAAAATTAATTTTACTATATTAAATTTTCTTGCAGCTATAGATAAACTCATTATATAATTAATTAATATTTTTTTATATATTAATCACTTTCATTATAATTTATTAATAAATTATATATTAAATCAAATGCTTCTTCTATTTCAAATATTTTTTTTCCACCTGTTAATACTATTTTTCCAGTTGTAAATATAAGAGTTGTTACTTTTGGATTTAATATTTTATAAATTAAACCTGGAAATATTTCTGGTTCATAACATGAAAAACTTGAATTATCTATTTGAAAATTTTCTAATTTTATTTTAAAATTTAAATTACAACTTCCTACTATATTTTGAATTTTATAATTTTGAAATTTTATATCAAATCCAAGTTTTTGAATAATTCTTCCAAATTTTCTTGCTGCAATTTTACTATTATTAATAGATTTTGTACCTGTGCAAACCATTTTACCACTTGAAAATATTAAAGCAGTTGATTTTGGTTCTTTTATACGCATTATTACTGCTGGAAATCTTTTTGGATTATATTCGGTATTTCTTGCATGTAATACAATTTGTTTTAAATTTAAATTATAATTAAAATCTGTTACGGATACTATATTTTGAATTTCTAATATTTTTTTATCAAATTCCATTTTTGTTTTATATTTTATAAAACAATCATTTTTATTATATTATATTAATTATAAAAAAATGGATGATAAATATTATTTAGTAAACAATTTAAAAGATTCAGAAAAATTTAAAAATATTATTAAAAATGAAATATTTAATAATGATTATAACAGTTTTTTTGATATAAATAATGATAAATTTATTGAATATTTACAAAAATATAAAAATCGTAGATCAATTGATAATTCTAATATAACAACACATATATTTACAAAATTTGATCATTCAGATGTACCAACAAAGTTATCTAATATATATGAAAAAAATAATTATCATAAAAAATTTAATTCTAACCCAATTGAAAAGGCTATTAAAGCATTAATTAATTTTATTTTAAAAAACCGCTTAAATTATAAAAAATTAGATGAAAATCAAATTCAATATATATATTTAATGTTAGCACCAAGTGATTCAATAACGACTGGTTATATTACCAGTACGAGTACTAATACAACATATTTTATTTTAATTAATTTATTTAAATTTATATATGGTAAATATAATCAATGGTTAACAAAACAAACTAATTTTGGTATTAGAATTTTAAAAAATACGAATCATTTAAATTTTATGTTTTTAAATTTTAATAAAAAACCATCACATAATAGAGAAATGGGGTTTATATTTCCAAATAATAATATTGAATTAATTAATAGTATAATTAATGCAACTTTACTTTTTGAATTTATTGAATTAACTGTTGATTATATAAACGATAAAGAATCTACTTTATTTGATTTAAATAATCAAAAAACATATATAGTAAAAAATGATAATGATATATTTAATTTTATTGAAAGAGGTAATAATTTTAATTACTTAATAGATTTTGATGCAAATCGAAATAAAGGAGAAAAAAAAAATATGAAAAAAAATGTACAACTTAATTTAATTAAAAAACAGGAAAATGATAAAATTAATAAATTTATTTGTTTAGCAAATGATCATAAAAGTGATCAAACAACTAAATTATATCATAATTTATTTTATCATCCAAATATGAATTCTTCATATTATTCTTATCCTGCAAATAAACACGAAATTGATTATGATTTTAAACAATTTCTTAATTTAAAAAGAACTAATAATAAGTTATATTCTTCTTATAATCTTAATACAAAATTATTAGAAAATATATGTAATCAAGAACAAATACAACCAAACGGTTATGGATTTTATTCAAAAAATAGAAATGATATTCAAGAATTAATGACAAATTCTGATATAATATGTTTACAAGAAGCAAATATAAAAGATTTTAATCTTTATAAATTAACTGAAGTAGTTAATTCAGTTGATAAACCAATTAAAATTAAAGTTGTAATTGATAATGATTTTGAAAAAGGATTAAAATCAAAAAATATTAAAGAATTTTTAAGAATTAATAATATTGAATATTTAAATAAAAATTTTTTTATTAATATATATAAATCTAAAAAATATACTGAAAATGGGTTATTTTCTGATAAAAACTTAATTTATATATCAAACAGACTTGCTTCATATCAAGATAATGATGGTACTAATAAAAATTCTATTAAAAAATTTAATATAACATTATTTAGTAATAAAATTAAATTAAAAGATAATGATATATATATTGGAAAAATTGGAAATGGTTGGGATTACACACATACACATACATTTACTGCTATTAAATTAAATAATCATGAATGTATTATAAATATACATTTAGATACAGATGATAGTAAAAGAATTAAACAAACTGAATTAAAAATTTTATTTAATAAAATTATATCAAGAAATAAATTTTTTGATAAAATTAAAAAAATTATAGTTACTGGTGATTTTAATATGGATACTGTTGATATTATTGATATACTATATTCACAAATAAAATCATCTTTTTATATTAATAAAAAATTTAGAATATTATTTAATAATATTGTTACTGGTAATAAAACTTCATTAGATAATTGTATAATTATTGAAGAAAATAATGATAATAATAAATGTGATCCTCCCGTAATTTTTGAACCAAACATTTATGTTACAGCAAATAAATATCATGTAAATAATGATTCTATAATAATGTATAAAGATAAGTCAAATACAAAAATTATAGTTGATGATGAATCCATAAAAAAAGAAAAAGAAAAATTATCAGATCATAGTTTAATTTCTTATTATATTGATAATGATGATTCATCTTCAATATTAAAAGGTAAAAAAGAAAAAAATATAAAAGTTAAAAAATCAGATGAAAGTGATAGTATAGATAATAAATCATCAAAAACAAATTCAATTAAAACTAATTCAACTGAAAATAATTCAAATAAATCTGAATCACCAATTCAAGAAGAATTATCAACAGATGAAATTGATACTTTAAAATATGAAGTTATTGAAACAAATCCAAATATTCATGAAATAATTAATACTTATTTAATGAATTATAATAAATTTAAAGAATTTATTATATGTTTATCAAAAACTACTCCAATATCATCACTTGATTTTATTGATTTTAATTTAGAAGATAAATTAAATAAATTAAATTTAAAATTAAATAAATTAAATAAATTAAATAAAAAAGTAATAATTAATCCTACAGTTAATTATTTAGTTATATTTCCTCAACTTCAAGATAAATTAACATATACAATAAAAAAGATAGAAATTCAATCAAAATTACTTAAACATTATACAGATATGCAAGATTTAAATAAATTTAAAAAAAATTACAAATTAACAAATGAAAATAAAAAAAAACTTTCTGAATTAGAAATTGAAAAAATTGAATTAGAAAGTAAAATTATAAATTTTAAACCTATATATTTTTATATTATAAATAAAAATAAATTAGAAGAAAATATTAGAGAAATTCAAAATGAATTAGATAAACAAAATGAAAAAATTTTAAATTTAAAAAATAATTATAATATAAAAATCTTATTAAAAGAATTAATTGATGATTTTAACACTTCGTCAAATACAAATGAAGAAAATATATTAAAAAAAATATTTTTAAAATGTAATATAAAATTATTTCTTATTACTAATAAACAAAAATATAAACATATTGATAATGAATTAAAATTAAATAATTATTGTTTAATAAAAAATAATATTGATTCTAAAATAACTTATTCTTTAATAAAAAAAAATGTTTAAAAATTTATATAAAAAAAAATATATTAATTTATATTATAATGTATTTATTTTTTAATAAAAATAAAATACTAAATTTTAATAAAGAAATAATAAATAAAGAAGATACATGTTGTATATGTTTAACAAATAAATCAAATATTTTATATAAACCATGTGGTCATTTAGTAACATGTAATGAATGTAATTTACATAATTTAAATACATGTCCTATATGTAGAAAATCTATAATATGGATAATTGATTATGATATAAGAAATAAATATAATTAATAATTAATGGATTTAATTTTTGAAAATAAAGATAGAAATATAAAAATATATAAATTTTTAAATATTATAGATAAAAATTCATCAATAGGAAATATTTTATTAAATGGTTTATTACATTGGAATTCAATAAATGATCAAGAAATATTAAATATAAAAAATATAATAACAAATAAAAATATAAATGTTAAAGGATATACAACAAAAGATACTATAGTTTTATTAAATGATGAACAAAGTATTCATTATTATGCTTATTTTGATAATAATTATATAGAAATATGGTATATAGATGGAATTTATGATACACGATATATTGATGATAATTTAACTTTTAAAGAATTATTATTTATTTTACAAAATTAATATTATATAAAAATGATAATTATAATATAAAATATTTATAACATGGAAAAAAATATAGAATTATATAATAATGAAATTGATCAATTATCTAAAAATATATCTTTTAAATTAGATTTAAAAGATAATTCAATAAAAAAAGTTCGTAAAGAAGGATTAGATAAATTTTATACAAATAATAACATTTCAGAAAAATGTTTGAAAACAATAGAAAAAATATATGAATGGTCAAAATGGGAATTGGTAATTGAACCAAGTGCTGGAAATGGAAGTTTTTTAAAAAAAATTCCAATTAATAAAAAAATAGGAATAGATATATTACCTGATGATGATGATATAATTAAACAAGATTTTTTAACATATTATCCTGATAATAATATAAAAAAAATTTTAATAGTAGGAAATCCTCCTTTTGGTAAAGGAAGTTCATTAGCAATAAAATTTTTTAATCATGCCGCAAAATGGGGAAATGTAATCGCATTTATAATACCAAGAACATTTAGACGTATAAGTATTCAAAATAAATTAAATATAAATTTTCATTTAATATTAGATGATGATATACCTATAAATCCGTGTTCATTTACACCTAATATGATGGTAAAATGTTGTTTTCAAATATGGGAAAAAAAAGAAAATAAACGGGAAAAAGTAAAATTAGAAACAAAACATAAAGATTGGAAATTTATTGGATTTGGTCCAAAAGATGAAAAAGGACAACCAACACCACCAACAGATGTTGATTTTGCAATTAGAGCATATGGTGGTAAATGTGGTGAAATAATTGATAAAAAATTAGAATTATTACGTCCAAAAAGTTGGCATTGGATAAAATCAAATATTGATTTAAATATTTTAATTCAAAGATTTAAAAATTTAGATTATTCATTAAGTTTAAATACAGCAAGACAAAATTCAATAGGAATGGGAGAATTAGTTAAATTATATAAAGAAAAATATGATTAAAAATCATTTTCTAAAATTTGAAATTTAATTAATTCATTCCAACAATTACTATTAATAGTTGGTCTAATAGAATATTCTTTATTATTATTTAAATCATTTAAAGCTTCAATTGTAATATCTCCTAATTTTAATTTAGTTCCATGTGCATAATTACCATATTTAAAGATAATCTGTTTTAATTCATCATTTGGTATATTAAATATATATAATTCTCCACCATTATTTACATTATTATTTGATAAATAATAAGCAATTAATATATAAAATTGACAATTATGAGATGGTCTTATTTGAACATAATTAAATTTTTTAGATTTTTTACAACAAATTGATATTTTTATTTCATAATTATTATTATTTTTATTATAATCTCCTATACATAAACTTGCTTTATTTTTATTAAAATTATATTTAATTAAAATATAATTTTCAATTAATGGTCCATATTGTTGGGAATTTATTTTATTTATTATACAATATTGAAAAGCACTTTTTAAAGTTTTTATTTTCATTATTTCATTATAATGATTTTTTTCTGAAATATTTAAATGATTTATTAAATCATTTATAATATCTACTTCATTTTCATCCGATTTTACTTCAGATTTATCAGACTTTTCATCTGATTTATTTATTAATTTATCAGATTTATTTATTAATTTTTCATCTGATTTATTTATTAATTTTTCATTTGATTTATCTATTAATTTATCAGATTTATTTATTAATTTTTCATCTGATTTATT